CATTAAATACACAATTAGAAAAACTGCCTGACGGATTCTTTAAAGCAAAAGGATTTGTGCAAGGACTTTCAAATACAAACGCAGCCTCAGCAATTAGTGGTGTAGTTGGAGGAGTTGCTGGTGCAGCAGGTACTTTGTTAGTAGCAAAAGGTGTTAGAAGTGTTTTAGGAGGAGCAGCCGCTAGAGCAGGTGCTGCTGCACTTGCAGGTGGTGCTGCGGCTACAACTGCTGCAGGCGGTGCTACTACCGCTGCTGTGGCTGGTGGTGCTACTACCGCTGTGGCTGGTGCAACTGCTGCAAAATTTGGAATAAAGGCCGCATTAAGATTTGTGCCGTATGTTGGTACTGCATTACTTGCTTATGAAGGATTAAAATTTTTAGGAAAGAGTATGTTTGGCACACCTGCTAATGCAGCGCAGACACCACAAACGGGAACGCAGATGACTTCTGGAATGGATCCTGAGTTATCGCAAACTTTACAAAATGCTGGGTTTAAAGGCGACGCATTAACAACTGCATACGGAGTTGTAAAGGCTGAATCAGGTGGCAGAGCAAATGCTTACAACCCAACTGGCATGGACGACTCTTATGGATTATTTCAAATTAATATGGAAAATAATGATCCAAGAAATCCTGGTATGGGAGATAGACGTAATGCCGATTACTTAAAAAAGTACAAGTCTATTGGTTACACAGGACCAGAAAGTTTAAAAGATCCATACATTAATGCACGAATTGCGTACGACATTTCTAAAGGTGGTACAAATTTTAAACCATGGACTACATATACTAGCGGCAAATACTTAGAACACACTAGTGGAGTTACATCTGCGAATGTTGGTAACAAGACAGTTAATATAACTGTTCAATTAGCCAACGCTTCAACCGCCGAGGCTAACCGATTGGCTAAACAGGTAAAAGAAATTTTGTTAAAGGATAAAGATCTTCAAGAAGTGGGAGGTAAATAATGCCTGGAGAAAATAGTAATCCATACAGATACACAAAAACTGTTGATCAAATTATTGAAGAGCGAACCGATGCTAAAAGAAATGCAGAAAATGCACGTATTAAGGCTGCGGCTGATAAACAAGCGGCTGAAAATAAAGCAAAAAAATCAAAACAAATATCTGCTGTTTCAAAAGAATTAACAAGTATTAGGGGTTTTGAAATTGTTTTGGAAAAAGAAATTACAGTGGCAGAAGCAACCCTTAAAGCAGCCGTAGGTAATGAAGCAATTGATGCCGCTATTGTAGCCCTTAATGCTTTAAGACAAAGACGTACTAATTTAAACACCAGAAAAACAAATGCTGTCAATCAATTAAAGATTCTTGTTGATCAAATTGATCAAACAAGAACTTTACAAATTAATATTTCTATTAAAGAAGCAGGCTTTAGCAAAGGAGATGCAAATAAAAAAGGTGGAAAAGTAAAACCTGCCGAAGGTGACGAAAAACCAAAACCACCAGCACAACAGGTCTTTACTGGATATAAATACAATGCTCCAATGGTTAGGTCAGAATACTTTACTGATAGATCACCGCAGACAAAGACCACTGTGCGTGGCGTTTCTGGTGCTGGAAATTTTTCTGACGCCAGAGATATGTTTGCAGGAACAGGGGTTGCAAAGGGCACTATGCAAATGCCATTTGATCTTACAAAGAGTGCGTCATGGAAAAATAAAACAGGAAGATATAAAGAAGACTCAACAATGTACGGCTTTAAATTTTTATACAATCCAACTGAAGTAAGCATGGGCTGGGGAATGTTAGAGATGGTAGATCCGAACATTATTATAAGTGGAGCAGCAGCAGGACTAGCCCCAGTTACTGGTGTTGGCTTATCTACAATTGATTTTACCTTGTTGTTAAACAGAATTAGTGACATGAATTTTTTAGATGAAAGCGGATTAGCACCAGGAGAAGACAATCCCTATCCAGGTTTTGATGACAAAAGTAGAGTAGAAGATTTAAAAACAATTTATAAAAAAGGAACTATGTATGACCTTGAGTATCTGTTTAAAGTGTTAAATGGACCAAGTGCTACTCATCAAACGATTTTAAATGGACAGAGTGCAGACTGGGGATTCTTAATTGGAACTCAAGTAGAGTTGTTTCTTGGAGACGGCTTACGATATTTAGTTAGAGTAAACGGTATAAATGTTAATCACACAATTTTTAATGATCGAATGGTTCCAGTTCTTTCACAGGTATCTATTTCCTGTGGAAGATACAACGATGTTGGGTACTCGACTGATGATCCTAGGAGCCAAGGATGATTTACTTAGATAGTAGATACGTTGATGGAACTTTGTTTAAGGCTTGGCATGCTGGTAAACAAGAATATCATTTAACAGTATTTAGAAATTATCCAACAACTTTACTTGGTTACTTTATCTATGAGTGGGTTGAAACTGATCGTCTAGATTTATTGGCTAAAAAATTTTTAGGAGACTCTTCTTTGTGGTGGAAAATACTTGACATAAATCCAGAGATTATAAATCCTCAAGTTCTTTCTGCTGGTACTCAACTTAGGATTCCAAATGCGTAATACGGGAACTCAAAGTAGACTTAGTAGTTATTATAGTGTGTCGTATCCTGACTTTCCATCTATTGAGATACAACCAAACGAAGTTGTATTGCACCAAGAGATGGGTAAGCACGACATCCTTGAACTGCGATACACCCTCTTAACTCCTTTTATTCTTAAAGCATTAAAGACTGGAACTCCAGTTCAACTTACTTGGAAAAACGATAAAGTATCTGGAAACTTTTTTGGCTATACCACAGTTGTGTCTTTGCCAATTAAATATCAAGATTATCAAGAGACTAAAATTCAATGTGTAGGAGCATCATATCCTTTAAAAGACTCAACGTTTAAAGTTTGGACTAATAAAACGGCTTCTCAAATAGCAATTGAACTTGCTAAAAAAGCAAAATTAAAACCAATGGTTACTCCACATAAAACAATCTTTACTCAACAATCTTTATCTGGAAAATCTTACTGGGAAAAATTAAACGAACTTGCAGAAACAATTGGTTATGGAATGCAGGTTTCTGGTACTGAATTACATTTTCATCCAATTGATAAAATGATTAATCAATTTATGACAACAATCCCCGTTCTATATTCAGATAATTCTTTTGTCTCTCCTTTTAATAACTTTAATGCGCCAACGTTAGATGCGTTTGAGGCTCGTATTGGTGACTATCTTGAGAATCCAAGTGAGTACAATAGAACTATAAACACAGTTATTGGAGTCGATCCTGTTACTGGAAAAGTATATTCATCAACAACTTCGCCAAACAAAGTTGGAAAATCAATAAGGACAACTACTAAAGATCCGTTATTTATAAAAAATAAAACAAGCATTGTAGTAAATAGCAGCGCCATGGCTAAGTCATTGTCTGAAGCAGCCTCTCATTTAGGAAGATTATCTATTCCAGGAAAAGGCAAGGCTCAAGGAGATCCAAGAATTGCTCCTTGGAGAACTGTTGAGATTCAAGGAACTCAAGGTGGGGGAGACGGATTTTGGGTTATAAAGAAAGCAATTCATTCTCTTTATATTTCTGGAGAATATGGGGTTGAGTTTGAATGTTGTACAGATGGTGTGGGGGGTAATAAGCCAAGTGCTTTTAGACCATCTTCTGCTGGCGCTGTTCCATACAGAAATATACAAAATGATATGATAGGTAATTCAAAAAATAAACCAAGTGTGACTACGTTGAACTCTAGTAAGACTCTGGTCTCACAAGGCGCATCAGGTTATAAAACAGCCCCTAGAAAATGGAAAGGTAACTAATGGCAACAAGTAGTTATCAGAAAGCAATTGCACTTCCCTTTTCTATTGATTCTTATGGAAAGGTAAGTTCAACCCAATCTCAATCTAAAATATGGTCTGATCGAGTTAAGTCTGTTTTAGCCACCTCTTTGAGAGAACGAGTAATGCGACCAAATTTTGGAACTTTAATTCCTTACACTTTGTTTAATTCAGAAACTGAAGCAACCGCTCAAATTCAATCAGAGGTTGAAAAAGCCTTTGCTCAACAGTTAGACTTACTGACTCTTCAACAAACAAATGTAACAAGTGACATTTATACAAGTACTTTAACCGTTGAAGTTATTTACGGGTTACCAAACGATGAGGTTACTAGCACACTCATTGGCTTGGTCTTCTCTCAAGGTGCTAACCCAATCTACGAGGAGTTACTATGACCGTTGCGCCCGCATCGAATATCCCTATTTCAATTGATTACACAGGAAGAGATTACTACTCACTTCGTGAAGAATTAATTGCCAGAATTCAAGATCGTATACCTGAATGGAATGCTTCTGACCCAGCAGATTTTGGTGTTGCCCTAGTAGAAGCCTTTGCATATATGGGAGACTTAGTCTCTTATTATATTGATCGAGTTGCTAATGAATCATATATTAGAACCGCAACACAAAGAGAAAGTTTATTAAACATTGCTTTAACTTATGGCTACACTCCAGCGGGCTATAGAAATGCAACAGTAGATTTAGTCTTCACTAACTCATCTGATGCTGAAGTAAATATACCTGCAGGGACGGTTGTGAGTGGTCAAGTAATTATTGATGACACTGTTGAAACAGTATATTTTACAACTGTTGCTGAGGCTGTAGTCGATGAAATTGTTGGAGAAAATCCTGGAGAATATACCGTTAGTGCTTTTGAAGGACGGTCTGTAACACTGGTTGCTGATGATACTACTGCATACGGAGAGTTAATTGGAACATCTATTGGAACTCCAGCAATGCGGTTTGTTCTTGGAGAGTCACCCGTAGTTGATGGTTCTGTAGAAGTATACGTTCAAGATGGAGATTTATTTTCTAAGTGGACGCAAGTTGAACATTTAATTGATTACTCAACTAATGACTTAGTTTATTCTTTGTTTATTGATGAAAACAATCTTGTTTACGTAACCTTTGGTGACGGTGTTTCGGGTGTAATTCCAACCAATGCTTCTGAAATTAGAGCGCTGTACACTGTTGGTGGTGGTGCTATTGGTAACATTGAGCCAGCGACTATAGATACAATTGAATATCTTCCTGGGTTATCAGAAGGCCAAACAACTGCAGTGCAAGGCGCTATAACAGTAACAAATGAAATTACCGCCCTTGGTGGTTCTAATCCTGAAACTAATGATCAAATTAGAGCATCAGCACCAGCCTCTCTTCGTTCTGGTAATAGAGCGGTAACACTAAAAGATTTTTCAGATCTTGCACTATCTGTTAGCGGAATTGGTAAAGCCAATGCAACCGCTGCAGTTTGGACTTCGGTTACACTGTATATAGCACCAAGTAGGTCTGCAACTGATACAGATATTGCTCCTGGCTTAGATGACAACGATGACCCGACCGCAGAGTTTGAAAGAATACAAGAAGACGTAGAAGAGTTTTTAACTGACAAGGTACTAATAGGGACAACAGTTACAGTTCAACCTCCTACTTATACCGATTTAATTTGTACTCTTGCTTATACAAAGACTGACCAGTATACAACTGCAGAGGTAGAAGAGAACATAAAGATTGCTATCTTAACTGGCTTTGGTTATGTAAATGCAACCTTTGCAGAAACTATTTATCCAAGAGATGTTGAGTTTATGGTGTTACAAGCACCTGGTGTAAAGACCGTAAATGTTACGGCTCTGCATTTAGCGGCTGGTTCTGGAGCCAATACTATGGTAGGAACTGCTGGACAAATCTGGCGTTTTCAAGAAGCAAATCTAAATATTGCCGCCATCTAATGAGTAACTTATCTGGAATATATAGGGGTATTGTAAAGAACAATACTGATCCCAAAAAACAAAACCGTTTAAAGATATCTATTCCTCAGTTAATTGGAACTCAAATTACTGATTGGGTAGATGCAGCCGAACCTGCTGGAATACGAACAGACCTCCCAGCAGTAGGTCAAGGTATTTGGGTTTCATTTATTGGTGGAAACATAAACTATCCAGTATGGCTTGGTGCGTTTGGTAAAAATAAAGGTAAGAATAAAAAGATCTTTATTAAACCCTTAGCAAATACAACCTCTCTAACAGGATTGTCGGCACATGTAATAACTGCTAAAAAGTCTGATGGAACTACAGAAGTAGATTTAACCGCTACCTTTATGGCTTTAGCAAATAAAGTAAAAAGTTTAGAAACACGTATGACAACGGCAGAAGGAAAGATAACTACTTTGGAAGGAAAGGTCTCTACCTTAGAAGGGAAGGTTTCTACCTTAGAGTCACAAATGACAGGAAAAGCCGCTACAGGACATAGCCATTAATAGTTAAGACAGTAAATAAGGGGCAAACAAGAGAAAATAGACCGTTAGGTCTGAGAGGAAATTAAGTGACAGCAGCATACCCATCATCGGTAAAGTCCTTTACTACAAAGGTTGATTTTAGCGATACCGTTCTTGCCGAGCATGTAAATAGCCTTCAAGAAGAGGTTAACGCTCTTCAAAATAACCTGGGCACTCTTATTAAGACAGGCTCTGGCTGGGTAGGAGAGTTTGACCTTGTCACCACTGCTTGGAATACTTTAAAAGATCGTCTTGCAAATATTGAATATGGCATAAAAGATATTTATGATGATTATGTTTCTGATGTGGGTGGTTCAGTAATTGTTTCATCTGCTATTGGAGTAAAGAGTCTAGTAGTAAGAGCAAGGGCTAGTCAGACCGCAAACCTAGTTGAGTTTCAAACTTCAGCATCTGCAGTTGTAACTAAAGTTCTTCCAGACGGTACTATACAGACACGGGGCAAGGAATTAGTACCAGTTATTTATGCAACAACCCAACCAACTGGAGCAGACTTTGCTGTTGGAACTATTTGGGTTGATTCATCTACTGACGTAGACGCAACAGTTATTACAACTGGTGGTTCATTAAACGACACCCTAATGTTAATGGGAGGTTAATGTGGCAAAGGCTTCGTACGTATGGAGTGGAAGCGAATGGGTTCCTGTTGCCTCAGCATTTCCTGCCGCTCACCAGAGAGGTATTGAGAACAGTGCAGCAACTACCTACACCCTTGATGTAAACGATACTGGTAAAGCAATTGTATTTTCAAGCAACAGTCCTGTAACTGTAACTATTCCAGATGACTCTACCTTTGAATTTGTAGTTGGACAAACCTTTATTATCATTCAAAATGGAACAGGAACTGTATCTGTAACTACAGAGGATGTAGCAAATCTATACTCTTCTGTTGCAACTGGCACAGTTGATTTAAATAGTCAATACTCAGTAGCAACTCTTATTAAAATTGATAGTGATGATTGGGTTATTTACGGCGATATAGTAAGTCCTTAAGGAGCAATAGGCTGTGGCTAGATATGGTATAAATTATTACGGTGCGTCGACTTACGGTGCGTTTGTTAAACTTGCTTTTTCTGTTGAGCCTATGTCTACATTGGTTCTGGACTTTACAAAAGTATTAGTTAAATGGCAAACCCCTCGTGGAGAATTTTCTAGAATCAGGTTACTTAGAAGTCAAGTTGGATTTCCAGAAACCGCAGAAGATGGCATCATTATTTTTGATGAGTTTGCTACAGAAGGAAATGTCTCCCGTGTAGAGTTTATTGATGGAGAAGACAACCCTTCGGATGTTCCATTAATTCCTGGAAGACAAACTTACTATCGAGTGTATTTATTTACTGATCAAAATGTTTGGAGAGTTGCAGGTTCTATTTCTGCAATTGTTCCGTCAAACCACAACGTACAAACATCTTTTATGAACAGTCTTCCAAGAGTATTTACAAGCATTGAACAAGGTTCTTTTGGCACAGTCGATACAACATCAGCCTTGTATAACTTTGTAGAGGGATTAACTTTTTCGCAAGAACAATTCTATACATTGCTTGACTTATTAAAACCAAGACATACAGGTATTGAAACCCCAGTAGAACTATTGCCAATAGAGGTGGCAAGTCTAGGGTTAACACCAGAGGCTGGACTTCCTACAAAAAATAGAAAGAGACTTGTACGAGAAGCAAACTATATGTATGCCCGTAAAGGAACACAACTTGCATTAGAAACATACTCCGAATCATTAACTGGATTTGAACCAACTATTACTGTTTCAGAAAACCTATTGTTAACTGTTCAAGACTCTACTTTTTATGGAGGAGTTGGAAATTGGATTGTTAGTAACGCAGTGCTAACATCTAGCACTGAACAAGTTCCTGACTCAAATACAAACCAAATTGACACAACAAAAACTGGAAAAGTAGTTGCATCAGCCGCAGGCAGTATGGCCTTGGGTTATGCAAACCCAACTGCAAAAACAGTAACTGGTTTACAAAGGAACGCAAGCACAACTGTTCTTCAAGTTGCTGTTGCAAACCACGGGTATTCAGTAGGGCAAACAGTTACTCTTTCAGGACTTAGCGCAGATTTTAATGGAACATATTCTATTACTACTGTTCCAGCAAGTAATCAGTTTAATGTAACAACGGTTGCAACTACCTCTTATAACGCTTCTGCTCTTAATGGTTCAGTTATTGCAGTTGTGGGGGGTGGCAATGTAATTACACAGGGTGTTCCAGTATTACCAAACACTGCGTACATTGTTTCTTGTAAATTAAAGTCTCCAGCAAGTGCAGGAAATATAACTTTATCAGTTACATTTTATGATAAAAATGGACAACCTACATCTGCAGCAAAAAGTTCTACTGCTGTTGCTGCTAATAATACGTGGAAGTCTGCAAGCAAAACTGCAACGTCTGATGCAGACTCTAGTTATGCAGGAATTTCAATTGATTACAGTGCTGCTGGTACTTACTACATAGATCAAGTTTGTATGCAAACAGGGGCTGCTATTGCTTATGATGAAGCACGTGCTGTTGATGTGTTTTTAAATCCGTTAAAAACAAACTATATTAAAAATCCATCATTTGAAGTTAACTCAAGTACATGGGCATTAAGTGGAGCAACCTTTACACAAGACGCAAGTGTTCCAACATACGGGTATTCAGGAGAGTACAGTGGTAAATTTGTAGTAACAAATCCGTGGAGCATTACCACTAACTATGAAATACCTGTTACTCCTGGAAAGTACTACACAGCCTCTGCATCAATAAAAGCATTGGCTGCTTTATCTGCAAATTTAAAAATTACATTTTATGACGATACTGATGCTGTTGTAGAGACTGTAACTCAATCAATCTCGGTAACTACATCCTTTGCAAACTTTACTCTAACTGGATTAACAGACTCTTCATCGGATGCCTCTTATGCCAAGGTATCTTTCTATGGAACCGCCGCTGGAACTATCTACCTTGATTTAATTCAATTTGAACAATCTCAAGTAGCCTCTGATTATTTTGACGGATCACTTCCTTCAGACTTTGGAGCGGTCTGGGAAGGAACTGATGATGCTTCTTATAGCCATTTGTATCTAAATAAACCTAAGAAGATTCCTAGGTTGGGTAAGACCATGAATGATTGGGTACCCCAGAATGCCTTCTGGAGAGTGCGTACTTATGACGGAGTGGAGTACACCACCACTACGGTGTAGGATCTTGGGCTATGACTACAGATATAGTTATCCCAGTACTACTCACAGGAATGGCAGTTACATACGTAATTGAATTTCTAGATCTATTTATCTCTGGTTTTATTACTAAGCCAACTCTAAATAAATACTTTGCACTACCGTTAAGTTTTTTAGGTCTTTGGGCGCAAATGGATTTGTATTATGATTTTTTTGTACTAGTTCCTGCTGCAACATTTGTTTCATTAGCAATTGGAATGTATCTTAATAGACCTGTAATGGTTAAGGCACCAAATCGGCTAACTCAACTCTAGGAGCACAATGAATATTGCTTTGGTATCTTTTCAAGACGTTTGTGTAGATGAGGGAGTGTTAGCGTTAGTAAATAAATACGGCAAAGATAAAGCATTAAAAGTATTTCTTCCAGTAACGGGAAGTGAAAATCATTTTGCTGAAAGTGTTATGGAGATATGTAAAGATCACTCTATAAAAGTAACCTGTTTTATTGCCAACGCAATGGACATAGACCACATACTTTTAAACGCAGACGACATTGTTATTACAGACAACCCAGTTAAAGAGGTAGTAAGACAAGTAACAGCCGAAGATACTTTGGGTATTGTTTGGGACGGGTCACCGCAGGCTCACTTTATTCTTAATGCCGTTGAAGATTTTGGTATTGAGATTTGGGATATTACTGAGGGTCTTGAGCCAATTGATGTTGAGTTCACAGATTCTCAGGAGGATGTCTACAAGGCTATGATGGATAGTATGGCGATATTTGTGGAACACATGGCTGACTACATAATGACATCTGTTCTAGATGTTTTGGCTGAGACTGTGGCTAAAAGGATTGATGATGACGATAAAGACATAATGCCCTTTAAAGAGGATGACCTATGAAAATCCCTTTAGAGGCTTTTTCTGAGGTTTTTACCGATTATCAGTTCCGACTACTAGTCACCATGTACCAGTTAGCGGGCTCCAAGGGTCGTTTTAAGACATCAGTAACAGAGTTGTGTAGACAGACCAACAAAAACTCAGACCGAACCGTTAGAACAGCCCTCAAGGCTCTAGAGAGCCATGGCTTTATAATTAGGATACCTGGAAAACGGGCTAACGGATTTAAAGGAATGGACACTTACGAATTGGTAGAAAATTACCGCACTACAAAAAAAGATGTTAAAAATTACCGCACTGAGAATTACCGCACCTCACATGACTATAAGTCACCTAGTAGTATGACTAATAAGTCATTAGTACCTAATAGTCTAGATAGTAATAAATTAAAAGATTCTGAATCCAAGGGGATTCTAATGAAAGAGATACGAGTACCTATGAGAGAATATCAAGATGATGGAGATAATCTGGCAGGCTTTGGGTTGGTCGAGCCCAAGGATGCGCCGCAGCCTAAGATCAGAAAATCCGATCCTAAAACTAGAGGACGACGAGCAGAGCATGAGTGGACCCCAATGGATGTCGCTGCAGAGTTTTCTTATCGTGTCGGGCGGAAGTATCCCTTACTCCCTGGAACAGTTAGCGTCAAACAACTTAGCGGAGCCCTTGCCAAATTTAGAAAACAATATGACACCAACGCTTTAATTGAGTTAGAGTTGCTTAGACTCTTTATGGCAGATGAACGAAATTTCCAAAACATTGGCGATGAAGCCCCAATGCTGTATAAGATGTTCCTTGCTTCTTTTGGCAAGAAGATGAATCAAGCCAGAGAAAATCTTGGTTTAAATAAAATTAACGCCCCAATTGATACAGCAGTTAAAATGGGAACGTTACAAGCAAGTGATGGACGTACTTTCCAGAACTCACTTTCTGGTAGAGCACAACTAGCACGATACGAAAAACGACTAAAGGAGAATGCAAATGGCTAAAAAAGTAGTAA